AATTGACTTATATCGCTATTTAGCATTCCTTTTTTGCATAAGACCTCATCAAATATGTATGAATTATTATACTTGTATAATGCTACAAGGGTACTAGGGTCTACACTATATCCAAAGTCCATGCCATAACCTAATAATCTTGTTTCATCTGGTACTGATGGTATCTCTTTCCAATCTGATATACACACACCTTCAAGAGATCCAGTCTCTCCTAATCCATATACTTTCCACCAGTTAGACCAGTATGTTGAGGTCTTTGCTTTCTCTTTAGCTTTTTCTATCTCGTCTACAATAGACTTAGGTAGTACATTATTATCTTTATAAGTTAATGTAACGTAGTCTACTTTTGGCTGTCCTAGTACTTCTTTGTCTACCCAAAACAAACTAGAAGGGTTATAGTCTAACCATACACTACCTGATGTTCTTACTACTAATTGGTTGTATGCATCAAATGGTACATTGTTACATTCGTTAATATATAAGTCTGTTCTTCTTGCTCCTCTTAATTTGTCTGGCTGATCTGTACTAAAAAACTCAATATAGCTACCGTTTGTAAATATATATTTTAAAGTACTCTTATTAAACTGATTTTCTTTATACCTATTTAATCCATTTAATATAGACAGAAAGTCCTTTAGAGCGCCTCTACGTAAGTGTGGGACCGACTCTGATACTATACTTATCTCTTTACCTTCGTTCTTTATGGCATAATCTATTAAAATAAGTATAATACATATTGTCTTACCAGCGGATGTACCTCCTCTTACAACCTTAATACGGTTTTTAAGTGCACGTAATTTCGATAAAGCTTCGGTTTTTTTAACCTTCATACTAATCTACAAACAACGGGACATCCTCGTTGATCGTAATGTCTTTAGTCTCTCTAGGTTTACCAGCATAATAGTTATAGAATAGCTGTACATACTTAAAGTCTGCACTTTCTAATCCTTTCTTTAATGCTTCAAAGGCCATAGGTTCTAATGGTGTAAGCTTCTCAATAAGCTCTACCTCATCAGCTTTAGACTTACGTCCTGCATTCTTATGACCTCCATTGTTTTTTCTACCATCCATAATTAAAAAACATTATTAATAATTATATAATAAAAAAAAACTTTAGTTGTTAAGTAGTAACCGTCGTTTTTCTTGCCTAAGGCTTCTAAGCTCTACTAAAGCTATAGCGTATTTGTTCCTATAATATACACCAGGGTTTCTATCTTTTTCTCTTGTACTATCTGCTCTTCTTATAATATTATCTATCCTTTCAAATACTTTGTGATATTCAATAGCATCTTTATAAACACTTATTTGTTGATCGAATACTTTAATACCATGTAGTACTGTAGCATGATCTCGTTTTACTGATTTACCTATTACGCTTAAAGATTCTCTTGTATGTTCTTTACATAGTTTATAGTATATAGATCTAGCATATACGACTTCTCTTCTTCTATTTTTAGTTACTAAATTTATATTAGTATTATTTTCTACTAATTCTTTAATTTTTTTTATTTTCATTTTTTAATATATTTTTTATATCTCTTAATGTTAAGTATTCACTTTGTTTTACAGCTTCTAATATACCTGCGCATGCTTCATATTCTTCTAAATCTTCATATACTTTAATTGCCTCATATAATTCATTAACAGTAGATCCATTAGACAAGTCAACTAAAGCAAGCATATAGTATTCTTCTTTTATCCTACTCAAGTGTACCAGTGACTACGTATTCATTTATTTCTTCTGTTCTATTTATAAAGTATTTTTCGAATATACGTAATCCATATTCAACTTTATCTTTACCAGAATTATAAAAACTTTCTTTTACATCATATATTCCTAGATCTCCTGAGCTTTTGTCTATAACAAAAAACTTAAAATCTTTATAATCTATTTTAAATAAATTACAATAAATATACACTTGGACATCGTAACCGTACTTTTTAGCAGCCCATTTAAATCCTTTGATATCACTAGTAGTTTTTAAATCTGCTATATAGTCAAATCCTAATACATCCGCTTTAGCTCTAAAAGGAAAACCATTTAGTATATCAAAACCAGGTACTTCAAATTTTGCACCTCTCGTTAGCTCTTGCCAAACGTTATTTTGTAATAAAGCATCAGCTGTATACATTGCTTTATCATATTCTTTTCTTGTAAAAACAAAATCAGCACTTCCGACTTCAGATACTTTGTCTTTAAATTTTTTAGTTACCGCAGACTGCACCTCAACAACGTGGCATAAAGTATCTAGCTTTTCTGGTTCTAATGCTGCTAAATGAATTAGTCTACCTATCTTAAAAGCTCCTGTATCAGATTTAAAGTTTAAAGATCTTTGATAACTTTTAGGTGAATCTATTAACTGTTTTATAGCTGAGCTACTTAAAGCATATTTACCTAGCTCTCCGTAGTAAAAGCTATCACTATACATCTTTTTAATTAATTCATCTTTATCCCATACTTTACCATTTAATAGTTCTATCTTTTCCATTCTCTCTTTACTTTTTACATACACTGATTTCATTTCATCTGGTGATATATAACATGTATCAGAACCTAAATTCATAGTTGGATTTATACTATATCTTAAAGCTTCTAGTTCTTGCTGTGATTCAAACTTATAACTTTTATCAGATATTTTAATATTTACACCTCCATGTTTAATTGCCCAATCTAAAAAATTTAACTTTGTTGTTCTAAATGTTATATTCTTCCAATTAGGGTGTTTTACTACATCTTTCATTATTTATTTTTTACAAATGTTCCATTTTTCATTTCACCTTTACGGTTTTTTATTTCAAAATAAGCTGATTCTATACAAGTTTCAATACTTAAATTACATAATCTAGCTAAGTTAGTTAATACAATTACCATATCTCCTATAGCATCTTCTATTTCAATCTTATCTTTATTAAGTATTGCTTGTGATAATTCGCCAGCCTCTTCCATTAATTTAAGGTATTGTGTCTTAGGGTCTCCTTTTTCATATATACCTCTTTCATCAGCCCATTCTCTAATAGGCTCAAATTCATTATTTAGTCTCATAGTATTTATTTAAAAAATTATTATATACATGTAAATTAGTAGCATGATGATAATATGTACCAATTTTAACATCAATTTCTTTAGATACTAATTCTTGTAACTTACTGAAACAATATTGGTCATTACAAAATCCAAACCATAAATCATTACTACGCATCAATACTGACATGTGTAATTCATCTTTTACTATATTAAAAGTAATAGCATAAGTACAAGGTGTATCATTAGAATATCTATCTATCTGCTTACCATCATAGATAGAAATGGTTGCTTGTCTGGTTTCTCTATTAGCATGTAATTTATCTATTACTCTATCTAATTGAGAGTTCTGCAACCACTGCCATCCGTAATTAGAATTAACTTCATTATTTTCATCTGCCATATTTTTCCATATTTCAGGAATTTTACCATATATTTCTCCTAACTTATTAACATTCCTATCACCTGATAAATACCATTGCCATTCTGCTTCAGCATATTTTTTATTTAGTTTTCTAAAATCTAAATTAATATTATTATCTAAAGGGTTAGCAATATAAAAACCTATATTAAACAATGCTTTAGTATTACCATGATCTATCCCTGTTCTATGTATTTCACTATACAAATAATGAAACGCTTGTTCTGCATTTTTAAATATCATATTAACAAATTTATAAAAAATCTTTCAAATCATTCCAATCTCTATAAGAGTTTATAGTCTTTTTATCTATTGTTGGTTTATTAGCGTTTCCTGCTACATTAAAAAACCAATCACCTTTTTTACCATGTTTAACCATATAATCCCAACCTTTTGCATCGTATGAATCTTCACTATTAAAACCTAAAGGAATTAAATCAGACTTAGAATTAAATGGTTTGTGATAAGAATAAAAATCAGATCTACCTAATTCTCCTTGTTGTATATTTCTAGCTACTGCAACTGCTCTAAATTTAGTATCAGGTAAAGCTATCTGTAAAGTCCTTGTTAAAACACCAGTAGATATAACTGACCAAATAGTATTTGGTTTAACTCTATTTTTAAAATAATCATAAACACATCTTACTCCACCGGCAATTACTAAAGGATGATTTAAACCTAAAGGTACATAATAAGAGTTAGTTGCTTTAGCATATTTTTTTGCTAAAGAGTTAGCATTAGGCATGGCTGCTATTCTAGCAAACAACGGCTTAGCTCCTAGCTCTATACACAAAGCTTGGTGATCACTTATTTCTTTTGAAGATGGCATTACTAAAGTTAAATTTAAATTATACTTTTTACATAACCATGAAAGAGAAATACCAGCAAAACCTCTTCTTGGTTGTACATAAACTATTTCTTTAACACCTTGATTAGCAATATATTGTATAAAGTACTCACCGCTTCTTGCTTTGTAACCTACCTCGCAAGATACAGATTCATCAATTATATTAAATCCATCTACTTGTTTTACATCAAATTCTTTAAAAGATGACTTAAAGTTTTTAGTTTGTTCTAAATAATCGTTAAGACTATAATCTTTTAAATCATTATTAGCTTGTGTACTCTGTTTATTTAAGAACATTATTCCAGTATTTAATATTATTATTTTTTCTTATGTGATGATCACTTTGAAAATTATCTATATATCTAATAAAATCACAAGCAACATCTTCCATATCATAAGGCTTAGAATGATTTCCAGTTATTTGACAGAGATAGCGTAAGGCTTCGTTTTTTCTCATATTAGGTAATATCATCTTTAAACATTTAGACGCGTTAGAGCCTACATATACATCACTGTCTTGGTCTACAAGATCAGGATAATACTCAGCTAAATCCATAGCAAAAGCAGTCAACACAAAGTTTTGTCTTTTAAAGCCTCTTGATCTTAACCAATGATTTCCTAAATCAACTACATCAGTTATAGAATAGCCACCTTGTTGCGCTTCATTCATTATATCATCAACTAAATTTAAAGAGTCTTCTAATATAAAGTTTCTTAATCCTTTTTTTATCATAGGTAGTAAATAACCTTTAACATCACAAAAACCTTTTTCTGGCAAGTTTTTAAACCAA